CGTTCCTACCGATAAAGTTAAAAATCCTCAAAACGTACCGCAATCGTTTAATTTTAATTTTACTCCTACGCCATCAACAACACCAACATTCCCTGAACAACCACTTTCAATTACATTAGTGGGTGAAAGTCCATCATTACAAGGTAATGGATTTCAATATTACAACATAAAAAAACCTGACAATAGTGGTTACATTACATTTAAATTCAACGCCCCAAACTTTGATTTACAAAATCAGGGACCTATTCAATATCTTAATTCTAATGGTGAAATTGCCGCATATAGTTGTCTTGGTGGTATAGACACAAAATATACTAATGAATGTACTCTATCAGGTAAAGGAGTGTTTAAATTACAAATAGAGTATTACCCATATGGACAAACATATCCAGTTGGAGGTCAAGTATTAAAACAAACAGTGACAGGACCTCCATTCACTTTATAATTTAATCATATATTTATATAGAAACATTATTATGGATATTAAATCAGCATTAGACAACTACCTTGGTAAATCAACAAGATTCTCCCAAGAAGATAACGGTGACGGAACTAAACAAGTTTGCGACTTAGATACAGGAGATTGTTATACTGTAAGAGAAAGAGACGGTCTTATTGAAAGAGCTGGGTACCAAACAACTGCCAACAGAAAAGTTAGAGTTGAAACTGCTAACGGTATAAAACAATTATTAAACGGTTAATACTATGAGTTTAGATAAAAAAATATTAAGTGAAATAAATAGATACAGAAGTATCAATAAGTATATAATGGAGCAAGAAGCTGAAGCACCTTTAGATTTAGGAGCATTAGCACCTGAAGCAGGAGCAACACCTCCACCACCGCCAGCAGACGCTGCGGTAATACCTCCACCGCCACCAGCGGCACCAGTCGGGTCAGACCCAATTGATGTTGAAAACGACCCTGATGTTGAAAAAATTGATGATGAAGGTAAATCTGACGAAAAGAAAGATGGTTCATCTGATTCAGAAGAATTAGACATCACAGAATTGGTTACGGCTCAAAAAGATATTCAATCTAAACAAGACGACTATTTTGAAAACTTATTTGGTCAATTAAGTAAATTGGAATCAAGATTAGGTGAGATGGATGCGATTATGAATAAACTTAATGCTCTTGAAAACAAAATTGAGAAGTATAGAGAAAAGACACCTCAAGAAAAATTAGAGTTAAGGAGTTATGATTCATACCCATTCAACCAAAAACTTTCACAATTTTTTGACGACAAACAAGAAGAGATGGAAAAAACGGGAAAAAATGATTATGTTTTAACCGCTGACGATGTAACCGACATTAATGTTAATGACATCAAAGGTTCCTTTCAAGGAAATGGATTCAAAGACGAATTTCAATACAAATAATATTAATTGAGATACTAATGAAAGCCACCCAAAAGGTGGCTTTTTTATTTGACAAAACCAGAAAACTATACTATATTTGCATAACAACTTAACAATTTAAAAATAGAAAAACATGATGAGTTCATTAGACGCCGTATTGGCACAGTACGAAAAATCACAACAAGGGGGCGGGGCCCAAAGCAAAATGTCGCAAGACGAAAGAATGAAAAAGTATTTCGCTTTAATCTTAGGAGACAAAGAGAAATCAGGACAACGTAGAGTACGTATCCTACCTACACCAGATGGTTCTTCACCATTTAAAGAAGCTTGGTATCACGAAATCCAAGTAGGTGGACAATGGCAAAAATTCTATGACCCAGGAAAGAATGACAATGAGCGTTCTCCATTAAATGAGGTTTATGAAGAATTGATGTCAACAGGTAAAGAATCTGATAAAGAATTGGCGAAACAATATAAGTCTCGTAAATTCTATATCGTAAAAGTAATTGACAGAGACCACGAAGAAGACGGTCCAAAGTTTTGGAGATTTAAACACAATTACAAGAATGATGGTATCTTGGATAAAATCATTCCAATTTGGAGAAACAAAGGTGATATCACTGACCCTGAAAAAGGACGTGACCTTATCATTGAATTAACAAAATCTAAAACACCTGCAGGTAAAGAATACACAAGTGTATCTACAATTATGTATGACGACCCAACAGCAATCCACGAAGAAAAAGTTCAAGGTGACTCTTGGATTAATGACGAGTTGACTTGGTTGGACGTATATTCTAAAAAACCTGTTGACTATCTTGAAGCAATCGCTCGTGGAGAAACTCCAAAATGGGATAGTGATAAAGGTGGGTATGTTTATCTAAACAGCAGCGAATCTACAACATCTATGGGTGGAGCTAAAAAAGCTGAAACAAAAACACCTATCGTTGACCCTCAAGCGAATGACGAGGTTGACACAGAATTACCTTTCTAATAAAACAAAACACATCATGTATGGTATCTTGTATGGTACCATGCATGATTTAATTTATATCACACATGGCAATAAAGAAAAACGATTTCAGTTCAGTTAAGAAGAAATTCTCAACCTCTGCAAAATACAAACCCCAAAGATTCTTTGACTTAGGACAAGATTTCTTAGATGCGGTTGGATTACCTGGTCCCGCTATCGGACATTTGAATATGTTGTTGGGTCACTCAGATACAGGAAAAACTACAGCGTTAGTCAAAACTGCCGTTGATGCTCAGAAGAAAGGTATCTTACCTGTATTCATTATTACAGAACAAAAATGGTCTTTTGAACACGCAAAACTTATGGGTTTTGATTGTGAAGAAGTTGTTGATGAAGCAACAGGGGAATTAGATTGGGATGGTTTTTACATCTTCAATAACAATTTCAACTACATTGAACAAATTACTGACTACATCAATAGTTTGTTAGACGCACAAGAAAAAGGTGAGTTGGATTATAGTTTATTATTCTTATGGGATTCTGTTGGTTCAGTTCCTTGTAAGATGACCTTTGAAGGTAAAGGTGGTAAACAACACAACGCGTCTACACTCGCAGACAAAATTGGTATGGGTATCAACCAACGTATTTCAGGTTCTCGTAAATCTGATTCAAAATACGAAAACACGTTGGTTATTGTTAACCAACCATGGGTTGAATTACCTGACAATCCGTTTGGTCAACCAAAAATTAAAGCTAAAGGTGGTGAGGCCATTTGGTTAAACTCATCATTAGTATTCTTATTTGGTAATCAAAAAGGAGCGGGAACAAACAAGATTACCGCAACAAAAGATAAGAGAAGTGTTAAGTTTGCAATTAGAACAAAAGTTTCTGTTATGAAAAACCACATCAATGGATTGGGTTATGAAGATGGAAAGATAATTGTAACACCACACGGGTTCTTAGCAGGAAAAGAAGCTGCGGAAGAAAAAATATCTATTGAAGCTTACAAAAAAGAACATGCTGACTATTGGAAAGACATTCTTGGAGTCACATCTTTAGATTTTGATTTAAAAGAAGAGAAAGAAGATTAGTGTATTGTTCCACCATTTAAATCACAAACGTGATTAAAACATTATTAGTAGACGGAGATAATTTATTTAAGATAGGATTCCACGGAGCAAAAGACGTGTATAACGACGGGGCTCATGTGGGTGGAGTATTTCACTTTGTGAACATACTCCGCAAATTCCTTGAAGAGCACAACCATGATAAAGTTGTTGTGTTTTGGGATGGGGACTCAAACTCATCTATTAGAAAATCCATATATCCACAGTACAAGGCAAACAGACGACAAGACATGAATGAATATAAATACGAATCGTATTTGTATCAGAAGTCCAGAATCAAACAATATCTTGAAGAGATATTTGTAAGACAAGTTGAAATGCATGACAATGAGGCGGATGACCTTATTGCTTATTATTGTAAGATATCTAAAGACGAAAAGATTATCATTTTTTCTGCAGATAAGGACCTTACACAGCTTATCTCGGCTGATGTGACAATCTATTCACCTATCACAAAACAATACTTTAAAAACGGAGATATGATATCTCTGAACAAAGTAGATATACCTCACTACAATGTATTATTAACAAAAATATTTACGGGTGACAAATCTGATAATATTGATGGAATCCAAGGTCTTGGAGAAAAAACATTAGTTAAGTTTTTCCCTCAGGTGCAGGAGAAACCATGCACTATAGAAGAAATCTTGGATTATGCACGAAATATCCCGCAAAAGAAACCTATAAAAACATTGGTTAATCTTTTGGAAGGTAAAACAAAATCAACTATAATTGGAGAACAGTTTTACCTTACCAATAAAACTATAGTAGACCTTAGTAATCCTTTAATAACAGATGATGGAAAAGAATTGGTGGAACAGATATTGATGGACACGATAGACCCTACAGATAGAGGTTACAAAAACTTAATGAGAATGATGATGGAAGACGGTCTCTTTAAGTATCTACCCAAGAATGATGAAGCTTGGGTCAACTTCCTCAAACCATTTATGAAATTAACAAGAAAAGAAAAAAGAAACATAACAAACAAAAATTAAATTATGAAAGAGCAAGACAGCACCAAAATGGAATTCCTATTGACGT